AACGGAGAGACCAACCAGTTATAAAGATTGAAAAGAACATAGACATTAGCGCCAATTGCTTTGGCGGCATGTATGCCACTGCTTCCAGAGAAATGGAAAAGGGCGATAGCTGCCTCTTTAAAGTCAAAGTAGAAGCTAGGATGCTGGAACAGGCGTTGAGAATGACATACCGCCAGCGGAAGTACGGCTTTGTCCGAAGAGGAGAAAATCAATCCGTAAAAGGAATTACCAAATTAAGAAGGCAAAAAGACGATGATGGAAACATCATTGGATATCGCGTTTGGTTAATGGTGGATATGCCGGAAGATAATAGGGAGTGCGGTTAATGAAGTTTCTTGATTGGTTACTGGGTCCGGGCTGGGATGGCCCGGAGGATAATGTCCGAGACTTTGACCCGGACCCTAAGAAGTTTAAGCAGGTTCCAAAGTGGACCCACGCCGGAAGGGCGGGCAAGACGATCTACTGCCCCGAGTGTGGTGGTGCAACCCACGTTCACAACTTTGCTTGGTCTGCTTTAACGTGCAGTCACTGTGAAGCAGACGTGGAAAAGTATCACTGGCTGCTCCCCGTAACCCGTAAGAAGAGGAAGAAGTGATGCAGACTTTTTTGCCATACAAGAGCATGGGCCGCTCAGTCCGCTGCCTCGACTACCGGCGGCTTGGAAAGCAGCGCGTTGAGGCGTTCCAGATCCTCAATGCCCTAGCCGGTAAGTCGAAAGGCTGGACCAGCCACCCCGCTACAAAGATGTGGCGGGGCTACGAGACGGCTCTGTCGTTCTACAAAGACTTGTGCATCGAAGAGTGGGTCCGGCGCGGCTACAAAAATACGATGCAGAAGGAGCCGTCGTATGGTCCCATCGTGATGCCCAAATGGCTGGGCCGTGAGGACATCCACGCCAGCCACCGCTCCAACCTTCTGAAGAAAGACCCGGAGTTCTACGGCAAGTTTGGCTGGACCGAAACCGACGACCTCCACTACGTGTGGCCGGTCCAATGAATAAGGAAAATCCGTTTGAGGACAGAAATAAACAACATGAAATTATGGTTGGGCGTCGTCTTCGGTCCATAAGAAAACAGCGCGGCATGACTCTTAAACAGGTCGCCACCCAAATGCTGGAGAAGGATGGCTTAACAGAAAACCACCCCAAGTGGGAACTTGCTCTTGTTGGTCTTGTGAACAAGATTTCAAGAAACGAAACCAGTGTGAGGATACTGAAATATCCGTTTGCAGAGCAACTGGCGCTGGTTCTGGACTTTGACGTTAATATGCTATTTTCACGCAGCGAGGTGACGCTGGATTCATTAGCACAACAACGCCTTTTTCGTCTTTCGGACGAACTTTTAGACGCCTTGGATAAGGTGCGAGAACAAGTTGAGGAAAAGATTGGAATAAACAATCTCTCAAACGAGCAGTTGGTAGAATACCTAGCTCGAAACTTCTGTAGGCAGGGGCGCGTCCAATGAATAAGGAAAGGAAAGAGAGAGAACGTGTGATAACCCAGACTTGGATACAGGGTCTGATAACAGCTTCGCTGATAGCCGAGGACGCCTTTATCAGCATACAAACGAAGGACACATCAAACAACATGGACTTGGACGATTACCGCTCGTCTATACGAGAGATTGCCCAAAGAGCCTTAGAAGAAGTCCGAGAGGCCAAAGACATCCGAGCACGCATGAAGGAGATTCCGCAATGAAATGGGCAATCCGAATATGCCTCGCAATGGCGGCGCTGCTCGTGGCACTGCTCGTCGGGCTCGTGCTTCCGCTACCCGCCGCAGCCGGTGGGGGACTTTCCGCCGGTGACGACAAAGGCAGATTGTGCCTAGCCGAGGCAATGTACTACGAGGCAAGAGACCAAGGCTGGCGGGGTATGTTGGCCGTTGGCGTCGTCATACAGAACCGCGTCGATGACTCCAGGTATCCTATGGACATCTGCGGCGTCGTCAGGCAGGGGAAGTACCGCAATGGAAACCCGGTCAGGCACAAGTGCCAGTTCAGCTACTACTGCGATGGCAAACCAGAGCGGCCAGCGGAGAAAGAGGCATGGACCACGGCCCAAGATCTCGCTACACTTCTCACGACCACTGAGGTTCAAGTAAAGGGAATAGAAGACGCGACCCACTACCACGCGACGTGGGTTCAGCCCTCATGGTCCAAGCACCTCCAAAAGCGCCAACAAATCGGAGAACATATCTTCTATGCACAGAGATAGGCGATGCATTGAATGCGGCGGTCTGGATGAGTTCCTCTACGAGATGAACTGGAAACCCGTTTACTACTGCGCTACATGTGACCGGGAGACGACGGCGGGCTCCGAGCTAATCGGACCCGACGAGCGGATGGCAGAAGAGGCAGGCGAGTGATAGTCGAGCGAGTGCAAACGCGGTCAGGCCAGCAGACGACTGAAAACTAAGACGTTGGCGGGTTGGCGGGGGCACCCTCACTAGAAGCCTCCGCACCAGTTCCTGATTCGTTCTGTTCTTATTTTGTTCTTTTAGGTGCGGCAAAGTGTCGCACTTTTAGTGCTTGATCTTATGGGATAAGTCTGATATAATAGTGCTAAGAATTAAGAAGTGCGAACGCACCGCCGCTGTTTGACATTGTGAATATGAAAGCTGTTTGGATGAACCGTGGGCCTTTGCCATGAAAGGAGTCAACCATGGTTTTTTTCGTTTACGACGACGGTGGCCGCGAGGCCGCTGGATACAAAGGCGACGCCGGGGACTGCGTCACTCGCGCAATCGCTATCGCCGCCCAAATCCCTTACAAAGATGTGTACGAGGCCCTTGCAAAGGGCAACGCTACGCAGCGGGCATCTAAACTAGACCGACGATCTAAGAGCCGCGCAGGCGTGAAGACCGCCAGAAACGGAATCTTCACCGGGCGCAAATGGTTCAAAGACTACATGCACGGCCTGGGGTTCGTCTGGACCCCGACCATGAAGATCGGATCCGGGTGCCGGGTCCACTTGAGAGAGGACGAACTGCCCGCAGAAGGCCGTCTCATCCTAAGCCTGTCGAAACATTACGCCGCGTACATAGACGGTACACTGCGAGATACCCACAACTGTAGCCGCGACGGTACACGCTGCGTCTACGGGTACTGGACCAAGTAACAAAAACCACGGCCCACGGTTCTTCTAAACAGCTTACAGAGAACGTTCCGGGTAGTGACCGGATAGTAGGGGACCAACCTCTATGAACGAAGCGGGCTTCACGGCCCACGAACAAAGGTCGAGCCACGAAGGGGCCGGGTACTGCGCTCGTTAGGGACGGTAGATGGAGCATACAAAAGGTGCAGGTTTGCGACGGCATTGCAGCGCCGCTGAGAAGTCTACCGTCCCGCAGTGTACCGCCGTCCCACTATAGTAGTAAATTTACAAATTAGAAAAAAATAAAGTCCCGAGTTTTTAGGCGGGATTGGTGGGACAGGTGGGACAGTCTACTAACCATATCTTATATAAGGGTTTTTTGTATGTGAGGGTGTCCCACCTCTTGAGTCACGTAATCTTGCTCGCGGGACAGAGTCTCAGTTAAAGAGAGTGCTTTTCGCCATTTCCGCTGGTAATGTACCTAGTATTAACTGACCGGGTCTAATCCCATATCACTTTACAAGGTTTTCTTAAAGTGAAACGGTGGGACAGTGGCGGGACAGCGTTGAAACTAAACGATAAAAGACCTTTTGGAGTGCGTTTATGCCTAATTCTAATGTACCGGGTCCAGACAGTGGTGGGACAGCTAAAAGCGTCGCCACAAGAGGACCAAACCGGAAGCTGACGCGGCGGCAGGAAAAGTTCGTGAAAGAGCTAGTCAGCAACGACGGTCTCATCACGATGCGTGAAGCGGCTATCCGCGCCGGTTACCCTGCTGCGTCTGCCCATACCAGAGCCTACGAACTGACGAGCCAGAACATCTGCCCGCACGTTGTGGCAGAGATCAGCAGATACCGCGATGAGTTAGACGAGATGTATGCCGTCGGGTACAAAAAGCACGTCCGCGACCTTCAGAAGATTCGAGATATCGCTCTGGAGAACGGTGCATATAGCGCGGCAGTTCAGGCCGAGTACCGTCGAGGTCAGGCCCAGGGTGACATATACGTTAGCAAATCAGAGATCAGGACGGGATCTATTGATCAAATGTCTAGAGAGGATGTGGAGCGTGAACTCGAAAGAATTAGAGGATCTTTTGAACCAATCCTCGACATCACACCCGAAGAAGTCGAAGAACCAGATTCCGAGGAAGGCGCTAAAAAACCGGGAAAGCGGCCTGTGGCGAATAATAAGCGACGGCCTAAAAAGAAGCGGGCGGAAGATTGAAACAACCCGTCTCGAAAGCTGGGCAATCCCCGGAGTACCCGACGTCTTATTATGCTCGGAAGGCGGTGTCTTTAGCTTTCTCGAACTTAAAGTCACAAAGTCAGGCATTGGTAAGCTCAGTTTATCCCCGCATCAGTGTTCTTGGTTGTCTCGGCATTCCAATGGGCCTTGTTTTATTGTCGTTCGCGACGGCAGCTTGGATATCCGTGTTTTTGCTGGCTCCGATGCTGTTGACCTTCGTATGGATGGCCTTGCAGCCGTGGAGGCTCTGGCTGTTTTTGAAGAGCCGTATGATTGGGAATCGTTTTTCCAGTTGACCAGCCCTTTGCAGGATGGTATGGGATAGTTCCTATTTAACAAGGAGTCTTAATTATGAACTATAGACCAATGTTTGTTTATTCCAGTGGTGAGAGACTTGGTAATAGTCAGGTGTTTTCTACTTTAGAAGAGGCAGTGTTCAGTGCTGGAAGTCGCTTTTCCACAGGTATGGCCGGTCATCCTGTTGGGTATGCCGTAGATAAAACCACGGATCCCGTCACCTGTCGGTGGACTGACGAGGGCGACGTTCGCCTGACGCTAGAAGAGGTGGACGCCTGATGGATTGGTTCACCGATTGGCTACAAGGCGTGATAGAGAAGCTGGCTGCATGGCTGGAGGAAAAAGAATGATCTGCCCGGATTGTCACGGCAACGGTTACTGGATCGAACAAATGCGCGTATTGCGTCAGGTCAGGCAGTGCGAGACATGCAATTCACAAGGCGAGGTTGATTATATAAAGGAGTCGAGAGATGCGAAAACTAACCAAGATTGAGCAGGTCAAAGCCGACGCGCTTGGTGATGCTGCTCTGTTCCATGTGACGGGGACAATTTTGAATAAGAATATACAGGACTGCAACGCCGCGATCCGCGACCTGTTGAAGCGTGAAGGCGTGATTGATTACGACACGTTGAACGCTGGCGACAAGGTAACGCTTGAAGGCGTCTATAGCGACGGGACCGAAACGACGATCTCAGCGTATAGGGCGAAGACACGCGGCGACAAAAGAATCTGGTTCAATGGATTGAAGAATTACGCCGACGCTGGCGACGTGATGGCGCTAATTATACGCGGCGGTAAAGTGATGATTCAGAACGTAACGAAGGGAGTCGCCGTCGCCGTGTTCGCTATTCCCGCGCTAGATACCATGCTGCAAATGTCTCTATAGAATGCGTTGACTCCGCATTAGACTTGGCCCGGATTCGTCCGGGCCTTTTTTTGCTTTGCCATATGGGATTTTTCCTATATAACAAGATTCCTTATTACCTAATAGGAGTCGAAAATGTACCGTGCTAATAGCGTATCCGAAAAATACTACTACGATATAAGAGAAGAGATTCGCGACCTTGTACAACAGCGAATCAAAATGGCGCTGTTTATTTGCAACGGAAACAAAACCGCCGCCGCCGATATGTTAGGCCTTCCAAGTTACCAAACGCTAACCAATTGGATGGCGAAACACGGAGTCAAAAATGATTAAAGATATTGAAACCCTACGCCGCGCTATAAAACGCGGCGAGTATTCCGGCGTCGTGCTATATGAAGGCCCGTCGCGGATTGATGGTGCGCCAATAGTCGCGATTGCTTGCCGCATAACCGACGCCAGCAATAACGAGAAAACCGGCGCAATGGTGCAAACGTTTATAATGCGCCGGGATATCGCGCCGCATATTGCGTTGAAAACCGGCGACGATGCGAGCGTGTGCGGAGACTGCCCGTTGCGTCCAATTCGTAAAGGCAAAACGCGTTGCTATGTCCGCGTCTATCAAGCGCCGTTGTCTGTCTGGAATGCGTACCATCGCGGACGTTATGCAATGCCGGGAGTCGATTTCGACGCCGCGCTATTGCCCAAGCTTTTTGAGGGTTTATCGTTCCGCATAGGATCATATGGCGATCCCGCCGCGATCCCGGCGAGCGTATGGAAACGCGCAACGCGCCGCGTAAAGAATTACACTGGATATACTCACCAATGGCGGCGACGCATCGGAGTCGGACTCAAGGGATTATGCAT